CATTGCTGCTAACTATTTTGCTCATTCAGATTTACAAGTGCAGATGTACACAGGTGCAGACCATTACATCACATTCGGTTTCGTCCCATTCATCATTGAATTAGACGAAGAGGCAGGGCTGCCGCGTATTCGTGTAGAAAGTCCGATTGGGGCTTACCCAGAGTTTGACCGCTACGGACGCTGCATTGCCTTCGCTAAAAGATATGAACTATCAGTCGCTGAGTTAGTATCACAATTCCCAGAGTATGAAATGCAACTATTGGGTAGAGATGGATACGAACAAAACTTAATGGCAAGGATTGACTTTGTTCGTTATTACGACAAAGACCAATCTGTTATTTATGTTCCTAGCCGTAGTAATCTAGTTCTTTCACAAGCGGTTAATCCACTTGGAAAGATGATGGTTATTGTTGCTAGACGCCCAAGCGTTGATGGTGAAATGCGTGGACAATTTGATGATGTATTAGGTATCCAATTGCTTCGTAATAGGTTCGCATTACTTGCGATGGAAGCAGCAGAGAAATCTGTTCAATCACCAATTGTTGTCCCACAAGATGTTCAAGAAATTGAGTTTGGCGGAGATTCTATTATCCGCACAAGTAATCCTGCAGGTGTACGTAGAGTTGAACTACCTATACCTAATGGTGCATTTACTGAACAATCATTACTACAACAAGAATTAAGAACTGGCACACGTTATCCAGAGTCACGTACTGGTAATCTTGATGCAAGTATTATTACTGGTCAAGGTGTTCAAGCCCTTATGGGTGGCTTTGATACACAAGTTAAATCTGCTCAGGCTATTTTTGCCTCTGCCCTAAAGGATGTTATCTCAATTGCATTTGAAGTTGATGAAACTTACTTTGACTTTGATAAGACAGTTCGTGGTGTAGATGCTGGTTCTCCATACAGCATTGACTACAAACCATCAAAGGACATTAAGAAAGATTACTCAGCCGATGTTCGTTATGGCATGCTTGCTGGTCTTAACCCAGCACAGGGACTTATTTTCATGCTACAAGCATTAGGCGCTAAAATTATTTCTAAAGACATGGTTATGCGTGAACTACCATTTGGTATTAACGTAACTCAAGAACAAGAAAAGATTGAAATTGAAGAAATGCGTAACTCATTACTGGGTGCGTTAGGGGCGTATACTCAAGCAATACCTCAAATGGCTACACAAGGAATGGACCCATCTGATATCATTGTTAAGATTTCAGATGTAATTAAAGCCCGTCAAAAGGGAGTAGCAATTGAGGATGCAATTGAAGAAATCTTCAGACCTGAAGAATTACCTCCTACTGGCGCTACACAGGTTGAGCAAACGTCCCCTGCTCCCACTGCTCCAGTAGGAGGCATCTCACCTCAACCAGCACAAGGTGAAGGATTACAAAGTCTTTTATCTAGTTTAACCGCAGGTGGTCAGGCTAGTGCAAGTGCAAGGACAGTTGTAAGAAGATAAGTTAGAAGGGGACCATGACTGCAATAGTTGGAATACAAGGTAAAGGCTGGGCAGTACTTGGAGCAGATACTTTAACTACTTATACAGACAGACCTTACATTGCTAAGGGATGCGATAAGATAGCAAAAGTTGGTGAGTATTTAGTTGCAGTTGCAGGTGATGCAATTGTAGGAGATATCCTTAATAACTTATGGCAACCACCTAAAGTAATTAAGACTCAAGACCCAGATAGATTTATGATGATTAGGGTATTACCATCTATAAAACAAACTATAATAGATGGCGGGTATGACCCAACACCTAAAACAAAAAATGATGATGACTCAGGTTGGGATGCATTAGTTTGTTTTAATGGAAAAATATATCAAGTTAGTGATGACTATGGATATATGCGAGATGACAAAGGTTTATATGCAATAGGTTCTGGTGGAACCTTAGCGCTTGGTGCGTTATCAGCAATGGAGTCTGAAACTAAGACTCATGCTAAAGCATCAGGGGCTGCAAAGAAAGCAATCAACATAGCAATTCAATACAACGTGTGGTGCGGTGGTACCGCTAATGTTAAAACACAATTTACTAAGTAGGAGGAAGTGTGGCACAACAAGGTGGATATAGAAAACCGAATAACCCAGCCCCAGTATCAGGCCCTGGCTCTCTTAGTCAGCGTACTGACGGGGGTCCAACACAACCTGCAACCTACATATCAGGATTACCATATGGACAAGGACAAGAGACTTACTCAAACCAAGTAGCAGCACCTATGGCTGGCAATCCAGTTCCACAAATGGAAATGCCAACACCATTGATGGCACCTACTGCTCGCCCTAATGAACCCATTACTACTGGAGTTGATATAGGTGCTGGCGCTGGTTCAGAGGTAATGCCAAAATTGCCTAATCCTTCATATACAATTCAAGACGTAATTAGAAATTTAATTCCCTATGACCCATCTGGTGATGCTGAGTTAATATACAGAAGTTTACTTGACGAAGGGTACTAATGGCATATCGTCTTAATCCAATAGTAGCCAAGGCTAGTCCAAACCTTTATGCTGCTGCTAAATCCGCAAATATACCTATGGAACAAGGTGCACAACTAGAGCAGTTTAGTTGGACTATTGATAAAAATAAAAAACTAAATCAACTACCTATTGATGCTGCTCGTAAAGAATTTGAAGGTTTAGACCCTAGTGCTCAAGAAAAACTAAAGTTTTTATTTCCAGAATCAGATTATCAATTAGCAGAACCAGGTGCTAGTAACTATGTTACTGGTGCAATAAAAACTGGATTTACAGTTCTTAAGAGTCCACTGGTTTTATTGTTTAAGGCTGCTGGTGTTTTCAATAGAGCAATCAATACACCATATTTGTTAGCACGTCAGGCTTCACAAGGTGAAGGTTTATTTACTAAAGAATCTTTTAGTGATGCTTGGGATGGCCGTAGAGTTTATGACCAAGGAGCATTAACAAATGCTCAAGATTACTTTGGTGTTGAAAAAGTAGAGATAGCAAAAGGTTTAATTGCTGGTAAAAAACCAGGAGAAATTATTGCTAACTCTGGTGGTGCAGTAAATGCAAAACTACTAGAGGCTTTAGAAGAAGCCTATAATAATCCAGAAGCATTCCAACGGGTAATGGATGGCGTTAAGGGTGCACAAGTATCTCCAGGTAGAGATATTGGCCGTGCTACTGGTATTCAAGGCATTTCTGGTCCTATAGATTTTATATATCAAATTGCTGTTGACCCATTAACTTGGATGACTGGTGGAGCAACCGCTGCTGCTAAAGCAGGATTGTTTGGTCTTAAGAATCAAACTGGTACTCAAATGCGTAAGACTATTGAGCAGTTTGGTGTTGCAGGAGTAAGAGATATATTCCGTGATAACAAAGATGTAGTTAAATTATGGGATGACCAACTAGGTCCTGCTGTTAAAAAACTTAATGATGAGCCAGATGAAATTGCTAAGATTGCAATACGTAATGATATTAAAAGACGCTTTCCTGGCTATAACAACGATGAGGCTATTGACTTCTTAGAAAGAAACAATATTGTCAATGCTAACCGTGCTCAAACAGTTTTTACAAATGTTGATAATCTATCTATGTTTATGTCTGGTAGAGTTGAGGGTGCTCAATTTTTCCGCAATGGTATAGCAACTGCAAGAAACCAACGTAGATTAACTACTGGTGCTCAAAGAGTGTTAAGTAATTTCTTAAACCCTGCATCTGGTACTACTAAGGAAATTGCTAAGTCAGTTGATGAAATATCAAAGGCACTTGTTAAGGCAGGTTCAACTCGTGAGGCTGAACTACTAGGTCCAGAAATAATAGACTTTACAAAATTTACCCGTAAGAATCTTAAAGAAAAAGTTTCTCTTCTTTTAGCACGTACTCCACAAAATAAAGAGATTAAACTTAATGTTGTTGACAGAGACCAATCTATCAAGAGCGCAAATGTTTTTAGAGATACAGCACGTCAAGTATTACCAAAGGATTTATCAGAGGCTTTAACTGTTAAGTTTATTAATTCTGATGCAAATGACCAAGTTGCTATGCTTCGTAGCCTTGATGTTGCAATTATGCAACGTTTAGGCATTGAGGGTATAGAAAAAGGTAGAGATTATATAAGAAAAACCCTTGAAGATAAGTATGGTTCTTCAGTTGGTGTAGCAGTTACTGAAAAACTAGATGTTCCTATAGGTTTTGAAAATGTTGTATCCAAGGCTGGTACTAAACTAGAAGGCGATACAATAAAATTTGATTCACAAGGTATTATTCACCCATTCCAAGAGCGTGGTGCAATATCTACCCTTGATTATCAACAGTTAGCACAACTTTCTTACGAAGCAAACAGAGGAAAGATAGTTTCTGCTATGTTTGGTGGCGCTACTCAAAGCGCCCAAGCAACTGCACTTGTTAATTTCTGGTCTTTGTTTACACTTTTCCCACGTTTAGGTATACGAAGCAGTATTGATGAAGGTTTTATTTACTATTTGACAGCACCTGCTAAGGATTTATTCCAATACTTAGACCGTAAAGGTCATAGAATGGGTAGAATTGCTGCCGCATACTCTGGTTCTAAGAGTGCTGAGCAGTTAAGAGTCAAGATTGCTAGAGTATTAGGCAGAAAAACCCCTGCCGATATGTATGATAAAGATGCAAGGCTAGCAATAATCAGAGATTACGCTACAAAAATTGGTAAAGAACCTGAAGATTTAACATCCTTTGAGCGTAAGTTTGCTCAGGCTGAACACATTACTCAAGCAATGAATAAAAAAGGTTTCTTGGGTAAACTAAATGAGACTGAAGCACAGTTTTTAATTCAAGCATTAACTTTAAACTCACAATATCTAACAGCAGGTACTAGGTCTATTGCTGCGGGTGCAAGCCTTGTTGGCCGTCAGTCAACTGAAGTAACTGAACAGTTAGTTGACATGAGTAATCTTGATGTAGCCATAGGTCTTTTCCCAGAGATAGCCCAAGGTAAAAAAGGCCAAAGAGTAGATACAGAAAAGTTAGATTCACTTCAAGCCCTTGCTGGCCGTGGTGTTTCTTTAGTTCATTTTGAGAACTTTATCCAACGTTTTTCTGGCAATACTAGAAAAATTAAAGGTATTGGCGAAGATTATAAATTTAATCCAGTTGCTGCATTTGTATTAAGTAAAGGCTTAAGAACAGAACGTGACTTTGCTGGTGCTAAAACTTACCTATTAGAAAGTGTAGGTCTAAGAAAAAACACAGACCTACTAGGTAGATTTGATGAAGATGTCATACCTACATTAGGTGTAAAAATTACACACTCAGTTAGAGACCCAGAAGCATTAAAAGACTTTTTAAATATGACAGCCCATACTAGTGCTTTGCGTTTGCAAGGACTAGATGATATGGAAATTGCTGAAGTTTTAATTGACCGTGTTCTATTAGATATGCGTCAAACTTTTCATGGTAGCGCACAAGGATTTAACGAAGCGTTATTCAATAGGTTAAAATCTGGCTATGATGAGTTAGCAAGAGAAGAACTAAATACTGGAAATACAATATCTAATAAGGCTCAAAAGGCAGCACAAAAAATAACCTTTGAAGAGTTTGAAGAATTAACTAAAGGCTATCAGCCTAAAGGTAAATTGTTTACTACCATTGAAGCCCCAGGTATTTCCGATATGGAAACTGCTTACGCAAAACTAGGCAATGGCATGATGGAATTAATGGATAACCAGGTAACAGGTATCCTACGTCAGCCAGTAGTAATGATTAAGTATTTAGATACTCGTAAAAAATATGATGTTTTAGAGAAGCAAATGGCTACAAAACTTTACCTAGATAAACTAAAAGAGTATGAAGATGAGGGTAAAGTTATTGGTGATAAGGTTAAATCAGCCATCCTAGAGGATACAGCCCAGCATGCTCAGAAACTTGTAACAGAAATATCTGTTCAGGAAGCAGCAGATTCTGTATTAAAGTTTGTTGATAACCCTAATGTTAGAACTAACTTTGCTGTATCAGTGCGTAATACTGGTCGTTACTACCGTGCTACTGAGGATTTCTGGCGCAGAATTTACCGTTTAAAGGATATAGCACCTAGAGTTGTATATCGTATGCGGTTAATGCATCTTGGTTTAGATGCTGCAGGTGGCGTATACAAAGATAATAATGGCGAACCATATATTATGATGCCAACAGACAACGTTATATTTGGCGTTGTAGATGCTACAGTTCGTGCATTAGGACCAGGTGAGCAGAGTTTTAAGCAGCCAAAGTTTAATGAATTTACATTTAAATTAACCTTGGCTAACCCTTCATTCAGCCCAGATGCTGGTATGCCTACGCTATCTGGACCTATTGGTGCACTAAGCGTACTAACTATGAAGTCTTTGTTAGGTAAAATACCACCAACAAAAGAGTTATCAGAAGAGTTAGATAACTATGCCCTTGGTGATGTAGGCGATGGTATGAATGTAGTACGTGCTTTAGTTCCTTCATCATTGCAAAAACTATATTCAATAGTACCTAAAGATGAAAAAGATAGGCAAGAATCTACTGCAGCAATGCAGGCTATTGCCTACAATCAAGCCTTTAATACTGATGAACAGATGGCTAGATATCTAGACCCTAATGCTTCAGCAGCAGATAAGTATAACTACCTAAAGCAAATTAGAATATCTGCTCATAACGTAGTTGTAATGCGTAGCATTATTGGTTTATTCTCACCAATTGCACCATCAGTTCAAGAGAGTATTAACGTTCCAGACTACCTAAAAGAAGTGGGTATAACAGGATTACGTCCAGAGTTTTATGACTTAGTTAATGCAGTAACTCAGAAGTATAAGGGTGATGTTCAAGACCCATATGAGATGGCAGTTGCTACATTCGTAGGTAAGAATCCAGGTAAGTTAATCTATACAGTTGCTCGTAATGAGAAACAGACTAACGTAGTTATTCAAAAGACTAAGGCTGTTAAGTCTTGGGCTATAGAGAATGAAAACATTGTTAAAAAGTATGGTGAATCAGCATGGATATTGGCCCCACATACAGGAGAGTTTGATGCTCCAACTTATGCTTATTTAGAAGCAGCAGGATTACTGCAGAATAAGTCTTTAGAAAACTACTATTTAGATGTTCTAGTGGCTAAGGATAAGCAGGCTTACTACGATATTGCTAAAGAAGAAAAAGAGTTTTTAAAGTCAACACCCAGCATTAGTGCTCGTAGAGCAAAGATTGCTGATGCAACAAGAAGACGTTCATTACTTAAGGTATCTAATCCATTACTAGAAGCAGCCCTTGTGGCTGGTGGTAATGAGGTAGCAACAGAGTTAAATATGTTGTCTAACCTTGAAGAGATGATTAAAGATTCATCTATAAATATGCCAACAGGAACACGTCAAAGACTAGCAATGGTTACATCAAGAGTTCGTCAGTTTGTATCTATGGCTAACGATGCTTCACTTCGTGAGGCAGACAACTTTGCTGACATTAAAAGAAGTTTCAGAGATGAAGTAGAAAACTTGATTGCAAGTTTAAGTTCTGGAGATGCTGTTTTAACAGAGGCAAGCAGAGCAATATTCAAATCAATTCTTGGTTACTATTCCCGCGATACCTATACCGCTAAAGCATACAAAGGATACTAATGGCTCAATTAACAGAACGTGAATTAAGAGACAAGCAAAGAGGTCTTAAAGCATTAAATTCCCGAGATGCTGCAAGTATGGAGTTGCAACGCAACCAGATGGCTATTTGGCGAAATGATAATAGGCCAAGTGCTGTGTCAAGATATAATACAGCAAAGGCTGAACTAAAGAGATTAGATGCTCAAGTTAATTCACGTATTGCTGAAATAGAATCAATTGGTACTCAATTGTCTGATTTAGCAGATGCTAAAACAAAAGAAAAAAGAACTAAAGAAATTGCAGATAAACAAAAAGAATTACAACTTGCAGAAGAAACTCTTCAAAGCGGTAAAGCCGCTCAATTAAAAGCAGAAATTAAAACCTTACAAGATGCACAGACAGTTGCAGATAGTGGTACTGCTGGTACTAAACAATATGAAGGTGATAATGAGTTTGTAAAAGATGTTAACGCTAAAGGTTTAAAGGTAACAGTTGACCCTGATACTGGTGGTAGTTGGGTTAGTGGTACTGAGGGTGATAGCCAAGTCCAACAGTATATCTATATAGGACCTGAAACTAGAGTTCCATTATTTATGAAAGATAAGGCTGGCCAACTTGTCAATGATTATGCACCTTCTACATCTAACTTTGATGGAGTAAGAAAAAGAATTATAGAAGATTCTATTAAATCACCTCGTGGTTTAAAAGGTTTATTTGATGACCTAAGAGGTGCTGGTCTTAGAATACCTCAAGTTGACTACGATAGACTTGATACTACTAGTACTAGTTTTGGCAAGGCATTATCATACGCCTTACAAAAACATACTAAGGTAATGATTAATGATTTAGAACAAAATAAAAATATTAATCCAAAATCATTCTTTAAATATATACAAGAGGACCTTAAAGATTCAGGTGTAGGTGGACCTCAAGTATCCTATGATGAATATGTAACCAAAGTAGATGAAGCAGAGTCTGACCTAAATAGATTCTTTATAGAGTATGTGGGCAGAAGTGCTTCAGATGAAGAACAGAAAAGATATTACAAAGAATTAAGAGCATTAGAAAAAAAGAATGCTCAGGTTACTACTCAAACTGAAACAGATTCTGGTGGTACTTCAAGAAGAGTTACTGGCGAGTATCAGTTAGATACTGAAGATATATTACAACTACAACGCAAAGTTGCTGGTAAAGCACTTGATGGTTCTGACATTGATGTAATATTAAAGGGTGGTAGCAAGGCTGCTCAAGATGTTAATAATGTATTAGCCTATGCTAAAAGTTATGGAGTAGCCCTATCTAGTAAAGATGCTTTGAGGTATGTATCAGGTTCATTAAAGAATAATGAAAAAGATACTAAAGCAATCCAAGCAAAATTACTTGCAGTATCTAAGGCTACTTATTCTAACTTATCAGATGTTTTATCTGAAAGTGTTGACCTAGATGACTTGTCTGCTAATTATAAATATACAATGCGACAAGTATTAGAGATACCTGAATCACAAATTGATACCATGAATCCAACAATTCAAATGGCACTTAAGAACAATGGAAACAAAGGAGCGATGAACTTGACTGATTTTGAACGTGCTCTTAAGAAGGACCCACGCTGGGGTAATACTTCAAATGCTTTAGAAACTGCTGCTGGATACGCTAATAGTATTCTCCGCAACTTTGGATTGATAGCATAATGGCATCTCCTAAACCAGTAATTGCACCTAAGCCAGCAGCCACTAAGGCTCCTGCTGTTATTGCTAAGCCTACAGCACCTGCTCCTAAAACAATTTCTGGTGGTTACAGTGGTATTCCCGCAACAGTAGCAAAGCCAGTAGTTAAACCAGTAGTACAAAATAAACCATCTAATCAGGCTACAATTGATAAAGCATTTAAAGATATAAAAAGTGATTTTGATAAATTAAAAGAACTTGGTAAAACTTTAACTGGTGGTACTACGGTTGTTGATGGAGACGGAGAAGATAAACCAACTGGCGGTGAAGACCCATCTCTTGCTTATGCAAAAATGCAAGATGAGAAAGCCAGAAGAAATGCTTTTGCTCTTCTTAAAGATGTATTTACTCAGTATGGTTTAAGTGATTTAGCAAGCACAATAGAAACTTTAATGAAGGAAGGCTATGAAGCAGAAGAGGCAACTCTTGCTTTAAAGACTGACCCAAGATACAACAAGGCTTATATTACTAGATTCAGGGGTAATGAGTTAAGACGTTCCTCTGGATTAAATGTATTAAGTGAGGCTGAGTATTTAGCACTAGAAGATGATTACACAAGAACCCTTAAATCATATGGTCTTGAAAATTATTTTGGTGTAGATAAAAGCGTTAAACAATCAGCAATAGCCGATGTAATTGGTGCTGATATATCTGCCGTTGAATTTACTGAAAGAGTATCTACTGCGGTAGATAGAGTTAAGATGGCTGACCCAGCCACTAAGAGTGCTTTCCAACAATTCTATGGTATTGGTGAAGCAGACCTTGTTCAGTATTTCTTAGACCCTAAGAAGGCTTTAGTAAATCTTAAAGAGAAGGCTGTATCTGCTGAAATTGGTGGCGCAGCAATTGGTCAAGGATTAGCAGCAACTGCTACAAGTGCTGAAGATTTGGCTAAATATGGTATTAGTAGAGAACAAGCACAAGTAGGTTATAGAACTATTGCTGAAGAACTTCCTACTGCTACTAAGTTAGGTCAGATTTATGATGAAGAAGGAATTACATACGGACAAACTGAAGCAGAGCAAGCAACCTTTAAAGGTCTAGCATCTGCTAAACGTAAGAGAGAGCAATTGGTAAACAGAGAAACGGCTGCATTCCAAGGCTCATCTGGAACTGCATTAAGTTCTGGTGCTTTGTCAACACAATACTTGCGTAGAACATCCTCTGGAGGACAGTTCTAAAATAAATTCCCTACACGGATATACCAGCCCCGTGAGGTGTATAAGCCTGGTAGTAGGAGCCAGCCAGTTTCCCCGAACTGAACTGTGGCCTACAAACTACAACGAATAGAAAGGGTGGTTGCTATGAGCAACAATTACTGGGAAGACGAAGACGAAGACCAAGATAACGATACACCTCTGCAAGGTGATGACTTAGTT